CGCCTTGTCTCCGGAAGATCTTACCGGGGTATATACTCATGTCTTGACCGGGTACTAACACTGATTCATCTACATCGAAAACCATAGAACCCGCTAGTGCTAAGTTATCCACAGCTAATCGTGCGAATCCATTCATCATCTTCTGAGAATCTTCCATTGTTTCAGGTACCCCAGTACCATAAATGTTATATGGATTCACCTCATAGTTAAATACAAAGTATGGAATACGTTGAGGCAGGAATGGATTCACCATAACACGTAGAACCTTGTTGTTACATACCCAAGCGTTCACGTGAACCTGATCAGTTGTTACGTTATCCAGAGGTAACCCAAGTTCCATAGCTTCATCGATACTGATGTATCCCCAGTACTCTAGGACTTCCCAGAGTCTAGATTTATCCATGATAGCGTCCTCTTCACGTACAACGTGTTCAAAGGCTTTGTTTACGTAGTTACCACCTGATTTAATTGCTTCATCGATTTGGTCAATCTTAAAGAAAGGACGACCTTTTAGATCACGAAGTTGCTTAGCTGTCATACGATGTCTTTCAATTACCCATTCGGCGTCATCGATTTTCATAGCGTTAGGGTCGATGTACAGGTCCCACACAGACACAGCAGACATCTTAGGGAACTTACGTTTCTCAGGTTTATATTGACCTTCTTCCCATTTATGAATAGTTTTCTCTTCAGTAAACACACCTTTCATTACACCGGTTCCCAAGAGACATGCTTCAAACACAGCTCTACGTAACTCAGTATGTCCATTAGACTCCTCAACTTGATCCAAGATAATCTTAGTCATTCTCTCAGCAGCACGAGCGGCTGGACTTAGTTGACCGAACTGACCACCACTCTTGTCGTGACCTTCGTTCATTTGAGCATATAGTGGATCATCTTCTTTCCACTTCATGGAATCTAATGTTGACCCCGGAAGTAATGTACGACCATCACCTTCGTAACCAATGCCAAAGTCCTGTTGTGTTTCTTTGGAACCTGCGTTAGGGTCATCGGTAACGAACTCAGGTACTCCTTCTGGAACAGGGGTAGCTTCGAACATCAAAGGGAATCTAGAGTTCTGTAGTAACGCTTCCATGATCTGAGCAAAGGCTGCACGTGTCTTTACAGTGGTTGTACGAATGTACGGTTTAAACTCTTCTGAAGCACGGAACTCACCTTTGTCGCCATTACGTCCAGCAGAGGAATCATCCAGTGCACGGTAGGCTCTTAAGTTCTTCATCCATTGTTGTTCAGTAGAGTATCTAGATGTAGTAGCTTCCTCAATAGCAGCCTGTACACGACCGGCCAGCTTAGTTACATACATCTGAGCTGCAATCTCTTCACCTGTAGTTAATTTAGTAGTGTCCATCTGAGGGACCATTTGTGGAACTTCAGGAACCTTCTTGTTCCCGAGTAAGCTTTCAGCCATCGTAATCTCCTAGTTAGTTGTTTAAGTTAGGTGCTACGTTGCATAGCTGAGGAATGTGGCGTTCCCTCTAGGACTTGAACCTAGGACCTTTCGCTTAACAGGCGAGTGCTCTAACCGACTGAGCTAAGGGAACGGAGGGACCTCTCGCAGGGCGCTGATCTTACGGGTAGCGGGAGAGGTCGGTTATGTTATTGAAAGTAACCGTAGTGTCTTGCGAAACCTTGCGCTTGCGTCTTGTGACCCATAGCTCTCTCGGCTCTAGTCAACCGTTGTGGTCGTGACATGCAGATATATCTTAAGGCGTCCAAGAGATCCCAGTGATGCATACGACCTTTAGTCTTGATCCTTTTATCATCTAGATCATCTGGTTTCTTCTCGTTCTTCTTCGCTGACACAAGTTGGTCAATCAATTTAACACAGGAGGAATGAACCATGAGACTTGGAAGACCCGTCAAAGGGTCCACTAAGAGCCTTTCGTGTATCTGGTTCCACCCGGCCTCTCGGTTCCTGTCAGCAGGCTTAGGCATGATACCTAGTCTCGCTAGTTTCTCACGTACACCGGGACCTGTGTGTCCTGTTTGGTTAAATACTGAATGGTCAATAACTCGGTCAACTCCGTGTGGAATGTATCCTTCAGTCTCTTTGACCTTACGTCCCCACTCCTCATGTACCATACCTAGGCACTCTAGTTCCTGATAGATAACCATACGGCCTGTAAGAGGACATATAGCAGCCCACAAAGCAGCTGCAGGGTCATTATAACCATAATCTAGACCATTCAGTATGTTCCAGTGTAACGGAGGTAAGTCATCCGTAACGTGTACTAATGGACTGAAAGCGAACATAGAATCCTCACCTACGTGCCAATCACCCTCAAGGAGTTGCTTACGTTGAACCTCAGGGAGTGCCATAAGCATCTTCCGGTACGGTGACATAGTTTCATCACCAACAGGGGTATCTAAGTAAGGGTTATCACTCAAGTTAGCAGGAATGAAGCGATAACTGATACCGTCCTTGAAGAACGTAGTATTAGGTTCAGCAGGATCAATGAACCGCTCTTTGACCCATACGGCACCACCGGGGTTAGCAGAGGCCCTTATGTAGCACTTTATGTTAGGGTTAGCACTACGTAAACGAGACATTAGGTATACAAAGCCTTCATCAGTACGCTGGTGTTGTATCTCATCGAAACCTATGTAAGCATAAGGTAAACCTTGGTAGTTCTCTAAGTCCTCAGCGCTATTTAAGTAACCGAATTGTATAGTAGCACCACTAGGGAAGTACCATACGTTCTCAGTTTTGTTAAAGGTTGCACCGGGGAAAGCCTTAGGGTACAGGTGTCGAGAGACAGATATCAGCTCTTTAAGCATCGGAGAGGTACGTCGAATTATCAAGGCCCTGTAGTCATGGTACATACAGTACCGTAGGGCGTCTACAAGCATTGCATAAGACTTACCACCGCCTGCTGCACCTCCGTATAACACTACGTCTTCGGAAGCCGCATGAAATTCAGCCTGTTTTGGTGTAGGTTCATACAGTACTTTCTTACCTTTAGCTTCAACTTCCTTCTTAGCGGCAACTAATGGAGCTTCAGTTTCCTTAAGTTTACCTTTGAAACCTTCTTTCTCCTCTCCTACGGCTTTCATTTCCTTAAAAGAGAGCCCTTGTTTCTTGGCTTCTGCTGCTAGACGGGCCTTGGCTAACGCTTGTTCCTTCTCAAGTTGCCTTAGAAGTGCCTTTTCAGACTGTATTTTCCTAGCTTTTGCCAATTGGCTCTTACGTTCCTCTGTAAATGGTACTAATTTCTTCTTACCTTGGGCCTTAGCCTGTTCTACACGAGCCTTAGAGTCCGCTGCTGCACTACGTTCCTTCTTTGCTAAGCCTAATTTAGTCTCCATTCGGTTCCATATGTTTGAAACTTGGCCTCTTGAGGTCACATTGTAGCCTAGGGCCTCTAGTTTTACGATTGATTCCCCTACGGAGATAGACTTAGAGTACCTATTAGCTATCATAGCCTGTAAGTAAGGTACATATTGGTCCAAAATAGGCTTAAATGTACCGTCCTCTAGCTTCTCATGGTACAAGGGAGGGTTAATAGCCTTAACAGGTTTGGTCATTAGCTCCTCAAGTTTACTTAAGAGGTCAGGTACTTCCTGTTTCATTCGTTCTATGGTCTGTTCAGAGGGGTACCCAAGCGATGGGTGTCCATAGGTCTTAAGGGTATCCAATAAATCCATTGGGTCCTCCAATAAATTAAATCGATTTTAAGGGCCCTAGGAGAGCCTAGGAGACGTTTTAAGGGTCTCAGGTATCCTAGGGTATTACTTAGGGTTTACAAGTGATCCTAGAGGATCCTATGCGGTATTCCTATGGCTCCTTAGGTTCACTCTGGATCACTCCGGATCCTCTAAGTCCACCTCAGAGAGAACCAAGGGAGCCTTTGCCGGTAAAATAAATAGACCATTCTCAGATTCCACACGAACCTCAACGTTGGTATGCTTAGTTAAACCTACGCGATCCATGACTTTCTCAGCAGCAGCTAAACGAAGCTCACCTTTCTCAGTACTAGCATCTGCATCCATGAGTTCCAATGTAGTTTGGACTGCCTTAACGGCACCTAGGGTAAGGGAAGCACGGGCTCTGTCTAAGATTACGTCCTTCAGTCTAGTGTACATTTCATACACAGAGTTATACGGTAGGTCCATAGCACGGGCTACATCAGCAATCTTGGGATTACTTTCGATGTACGCTAGGAACAATTCTTCTTTCTCAGTTAATTTCATTATAGTTTCCTCAGTTAGGTTAGTTTACACACAGGATAAACAGAGGAAACCGTAGGTGGCGACAGATAAAAGAAAACCCGGTTCCTTTCGGTTCCGGGTTTACATGGGTGTACTTAGGATATCTTAGGGTGTACTAAGGATATCTTCGGTCTTCATCTTAAGTTCCTGCACACGGCGTTCCAGTGTTCTCAGGGAGATACCTAGGGTCTCTGCGATGACTACGTACATTTGACCTTCTAAGAGAGCCTCTAGTAACTGAAGTTCCTCTGGGGTCAATCTAGTTAGCAGATCATTGTATAGGTCACTTATGTGATCGTAGGAGTCACCGATTAACTCTTGTTCTAAGGAGGGTTCAAAGCTTTCGTCACCTGATTGTGTAGGCAGAACATCGATAGTAATGATTCGTTTCTTCTGGCACCGGTTGATACATACAGACTTAGCAGAGAGCCATACATAGGTTTTCGTTAGGTACTGAGGATTTGCTTTGATAACCTTTTCTACTGTTTCCATCACTAAGTCATCAGTGGTTAGATGGGTGTCGTATTTTTGTAAAATGGAAGCAGTGTTACTACGTTTCGTATAGCGTTCAATTGCACGGGTAGCTTCAGGAATTAGGTCTTTGATGGTGATAGTAGAAATTTGCATAAGAAGTGTCTCCTTGGTTACTAATTTAAGTATGGAAGGAGATTAGCAGAGAAGGGGATCCTTGTCAAGCCTCTTGAGTAAACATCAGAGAACTTTGTACAAAGGGAGCAGATGAAATGACTCAAGGCGAAGGTAACCTAAGGAACCCTTAGGTACTTAGGAAACTAATTAGTTATAGCAGAAAGGAATAAGACTAAGGTCATAAGGTTAAACTTAGGTATACCTTAGTTACTAAAGAACCTAAGGTACCTTAGTTATTATACTATAAGATATAAACTATAAGGAGTCTAAAGGTCTCTTAGTTAAATACGAGAGATACTTAAGTATAACCTTAGTTTACTTATGACCCGCCAGTCTGTCAAGGGAAATGCGACGAACGGTAGGAAGTATGCGACGAACGGCATGAGTGTACATCTGTTTACCTAGAGGTCCTAGGGCCCTTGGAACCCTAGGAACCCTTGGGTGCTCCTTACGTGGATATTTGGGTTTTACTTTTGGAGTCCTAGGAGATCATAGAA